CTTTGGGTTGTTTGGTCATTAATTTGTCCTCAAATCTGAGTTGTGTAGTTCTTTTGAAAGTCCGCGTATGCCAAACACAGCCCCTCTTCGAGGCTTACGTTGGCGTGCCAGCCCAGTGCGTTGAGTCGTGAGCTATCCATCAGCTTGCGCGGAGTTCCATCCGGTTTGCTTGGATCGAAGACGATCTCACCCTGGTAGCCGATGGTTTTGCCAACCAATTCGGCGAGTTCCTTGATCGTGATATCCAGACCGCAGCCGACGTTGATGTGGCTAAGCATGGGCTGGGTGTGCTGGTCGTAGGTGGCTTTGTCTAGGTTCATGACGTGCACGCAGGCGGCGGCCATGTCGTCCACATACAAGAATTCGCGCCTGGGTATGCCCGTGCCCCAGATGGTGACGCTGGGTGCTTGGTTAACCTTGGCTTCGTGAAAGCGGCGGATAAGCGCCGGGATGACGTGGGAGTTTTCCGGGTGGTAGTTGTCGCCAGGGCCGTAAAGGTTGGTGGGCATGACGCTGCGGTAGTCCACCCCGTGGCTGTCCCCATACTGGCGGTTGTAGCTTTCGCAGAGCTTGATGCCGGCAATCTTGGCAATGGCGTAGGGCTCATTGGTGGGTTCCAGCGTGCCGGTGAGCAAGGCGTCTTCGCGCATGGGCTGCGAGGCCAGCTTGGGGTAGATGCAGCTGGAGCCCAGAAAGAGCAGCTTTTGCACGCCGTTGCGGAAAGCCGCATCAATGACGTTGGCTTCCACCATAAGGTTGCTGTAAATGAACTCAGCCGGGTAGGTGTTGTTGGCGTGGATTCCACCGACTTTGGCAGCAGCCAAGTAGACCTGGTCGGGCTTTTCTTTTTCAAAGAATGCGTTGACCACAGCCTGATTCGTAAGGTCGAGTTCTGCATGGGTGCGGGTGACGATGCGTTCAGCAGGATGACCCTGGACCAGCAACTGGCGCACGATGGCCGAGCCCACCATGCCCCGGTGGCCAGCGACGTAGATTTTGGGATGTTGGGTCATGATTGCGCCCGTCCGTAGGTGTCCTCGAACCGGACGATGTCATCCTCGCCCAAGTAACTGCCCGACTGCACCTCGATGATTTCGAGTGGAATGCTGCCGGGGTTGGCCAGTCGATGCACCTCGCCCAGTGGGATGTAGGTGGACTGGTTTTCGGTGAGCAGCAACACCTGACTGCCATTGGTGATTTCGGCGGTGCCTTTGACGACGACCCAGTGCTCGGCCCGGTGGTGGTGCTTTTGCAGGCTGAGGCTGGCACCCGGCTTGACCTGAATGCGCTTGACCTTGAAGCGCCCGCCTTCGTCGATGCTGTCGTACCAGCCCCAGGGGCGGTGCACTTTGCGGTGCAGGGTGTGTTCTTCGCGCTTTGTGTTCTGCAACTGGGCGACGATGTGCTTCACGTCTTGGCTGCGAGACTTGTCGGCCACCAGCACGGCGTCGGGTGTTTCCACCACGATGAGGTTTTCAACTCCCACCAGACTGACCAGGCGGCTGGAGGCATGCACCAGGGTGTTGCGGCTGTGGGTGGTGAGCACGTCGCCCACATGGGCGTTGCCGTTTTCGTCTTTGGGCAGAACATTCCAAACGGCGTCCCACGCGCCGAGGTCGCTCCAGCCGGCGTCCAGCGGCACCATGTGGATCGGAAATGGGCTGCCGGGGCAACGTTCCATGACGGCGAAGTCGATGGATTCGCTGGGGATCACTGTGAATTCGGCCTTGCCTGGGCGAACAAATGGAGTAGCGGGGTTGGCGTCGGTGCTGCGCTTAGCCCAAGCTTCGGCTGTGGCTTGGTAGATATCGGGCCGTAACTGCGCGAGCGCCTGCAGCCAGACCGAGGCTTTGAGCACGAACATGCCGGCGTTCCAGTAGTAGCCGCCTTCGGCGAGGCACTGCTGCGCTGTGGCGACGTTGGGCTTTTCGACAAAGCGTTGGACTGAATGGATTGCTTCGGCCTCGCCTCGCAATGACGGAGACGTTTGGATGTAGCCATAGCCCGTTTCGGGCCGGTCGGGTGTGATGCCCAGGATGACGATGCTGCCCTGTTCAGCCACGCGCACGGCTTGCTGCATGGCGAGGGTGAAGGCGGCGGAGTTGGCTACCGTCTGGTCAGCGGGGGTGACGACCAGAACAGGGTCGGTACCGTTTTGTTGTGCGGCCAGCGCAGCCAGGGTGAGTGCTGGGGCGGTGTTGCGACCCACCGGTTCCAGCAGCGCTGCGCCCATTTCGATGCCAACTTCCCGCAGTTGCTCGGAAGCCAGAAAGCGGTGCTCTTCGCCAGTGACGATCAGGGGCTTGGCCACCTGAATGTCGTCAGTGCCGACGGAAGCCAGGCGTTGCGCGGCTTGCTGGAAGAGGCTTTCGTTACCGGTGAGGCTCAGGAACTGCTTCGGAAAGCCGGCACGCGACAGCGGCCACAGGCGGGTGCCAGAGCCACCGCAGAGAATGACGGGGGTAATTTGAATCATGCTTTCTGAGTTTTCTGGCAATCGGCCTGGTCATCACCCACTTCAGCCTTCAGCGCCTCAATCTCCACCTTCAGCGCGTCGTACTCTTCCATCTTGCGTTTCAGGAACCGGCTGGTCAGCGCCACTTTTTCGGCAATGCCTTGTGGCGTGAGCAGGTAAACGTACTTGAACTTGTTCTTGCTTTTGGAGAAGTTCGCCATCTTCACAAAGCCCTTGTCGATGAGGGCGTTGAGGCAGTAGTTCAGCCCGCCAACGCTCATGCCGAGCTTGTCGGCCAGCTCACGCTGGGTCAGATCCGGGTTGTCTTGCAAGATGCGCATGATCCGGAAATGGGTGTCCTCTTGGATCTTGGCTTGGCGGCTGATCATGTTTGTGCGGCTCTTTTTTGAGTTGTCGTAAGGACTAAATGGGCTTCGGGCACGCTACCGCCATGCCGTGTCACGATCGGCTGGCGCGGTCTGGGGGGCAAAAAGTAAGGTGTAACGCACTTCCGTAAGAAGTCGAACAAGTCTACCGCAGAACCGCCTTCCGTTCGAGAGCTGAACGGAATTAATTTTCGAATCAAGAACAGACTGGGGCTGCACCGGGCCGGTGCCCCGTGTCAGAGCCCCGGGGTTGCCACCTCCTGGGTCGCTTCGGCGGTCTCGGCCTGCTGCTGTTGCACGGCCTCTTCCATGCTGACGGTGTTCACCACCAACTCCAGGTGGGTCAGGATTTCGGGTTCGTGGCGGCCGATGTAGCTCTTGACGGCCCCGTTGGCCAGCAGCTTGGTCAGATAGCCCTTGGCCACCACCAGGTTGAGCAGGTCAGAGCCGTAGGAGCTTTCGGCCTCCTGGTACTTTTCCTGTACTTGGTTCATCTCTTTTTCCAGCTTCTCGATCTGCTCGATGGGCGCGGTTTTCTTTTCCCGCTCGGCGGGCTTCACATCAGTGCGCTGCTCCGGCGGCGTGGCTTTGAGCAGAGCCTCGGCATGCGCCACGGTGATGGTGTTGCTGGCAATCATCAGCTCCACCGCCTCCACCTGGCGGGCAGCCTTCATGTTGCGCAGGATGCGGGTCACGTCTGGGGTGAACTGCTTGTCTTGCAGCAGGGTGATGGCTTCGGGGCAAATGCCTTCGAGCAGGTTGATGCGCCGGTTGATGGAGCTCAAGTTGACGTTGAACGCCCGGGCCAACCTCTCCTTGCTCACGCCCCGGTCGATGGCGCGGCGGATCATGTAGTGCTCGGCGATGGTCGACAACCTATTGATGTGATGGTTATAGCTGAAGGTTTCGTCGTCCTTGGCGAACAGGCAGGGGCCAACGCTCATGCCCAGTTCCTTCAGGGCCAGCACCCGCAGGTGGCCGTCCAGCACCAGGTACTCAGGCTTTTTGCGGTCGGGCTGGATGACGGACAGCGGCTCGATCAGACCCACTTCGTTGATGCTGGAGACGATCTGCTTGTACTTGCGGGTGCTCATCACCCCGTCGGGCACCTTTTTGCTGGGCAGCAGCTGGTCCAGCGGGATCTGGTAGGTCTCCAGTTCGAAGCCCAGCAGGGTGTTGAGGGGGCCTGTTGGTAGGTTCAGCAGGTGGGGGGCGTCGTCGCCATCACCGACGTTGCCTGGGCGGTAAATGCCGGGGTACATCTCAGTGAGGTTACTGTGCGGGGCGTGGTGGTTGGCTTGGCGTGCGGTGTTCACAGGGTGGCTCCTTCGGGTTCGGGGTGGTCGGGTGTGCTGGCGCTGCCCAGGGTGTTGATGCGCTCGGCCAGGTACTTGGGCAGGGTGTCCAGCCCTTCGGCGCGCAGCAGGTTCACAAAGTGCTCGTCGGCGAACAGTTTTTTGAGGCCCTGCACCACCAGCAACAGACGTTGGTGGGCGTGCTCGGCTTTGAGGACCATCTTGCGCTGGCGCTCCACCTCGCGCTGGTAGGTGCGCACCAGGCTGTAGCTGGAGGTGGGTGGTTTGATCTGGTCGCGGTTGGGGGATGCCGGGCCATGCTCCATGCGCTTTTCGATCAGGCGCTTGGCTTCGATGATCTGGCGGCCCTTGAGCTGGCCGTTTTCGTAGGCCTCTTGCAGCAAGTCGCCCAGGTTAGCCTGTCCGTCGCCCTCGGTAGCGTTTTCGTTGGCGCGGGCGATTTCCAGGGCGGTGGTCAGCGGGATGGTGCCGCGCTGCACACCTTCAATCAGGCGTTCTTCCCCCTGGTCGAGCAGGAAGACGATGTCTTTGACGTACTTGGGTGAGAGGCCAGTTTTCTGGATGATGATTTCGGCGCTGTAGCCGCGTTTGCGCAGCACCTCGATGTCTGCCAGGATCTCCAGTGGCCGGTAGCCGCGCCGGGCAATGTTTTCGGCCAGGCTCATGATGAAGGCGTCTTCATCGGTCACATCCACCACCAGGGCCGGGATGTGGGTTTCGCCCAGGATGCGGAAGGCGTTGAGACGGCCCTCACCGCAGACCAGCACGTAGCGCGGCTCGCCATCGTCGCCCGGGCGTTCGGCCACGGTGATGGGTTTTTTGAGGCCGATGGCGCGGATGTTGTCCACGATCTCCTCAAAGACCTTCATGTTGCGGTCGCGGGAGTTAAGGATCTCGATCCGGTTGATGGGAACGAGCGTGACGGTGTCGGGGGTGCCGGTCATCATGAGGGCCTCCTGTTCTGTGGTGATTTGGGTGATATCGGGTTCATGGGTGGGTTTCCTTTCTGGGTGGTGTGGGTTGGTTTTTTGGGGCTGGGTTCAGACACGGCGCTGCAGGCGCTCCCGCTCCGACATGCCGTAGAAGAAGTTCAGGTCGTCAAAGCGAAAGCACTCGAAGTCGGCGCTGTTTTTGTTGCTGACGCGGATTTCCTGATCGGGCAGGTCCAGCCGGGGCAGCAGGTAATAGTCCAGCTCGCTCGCGTTGGCGGCGTCCAGCCGGATAGCGACGGTGATGTCGGGATCGAACTTGGCTGGGTCAAACCGGATGCGCCAGCGCTGGTGGCCGTTGGCCGCTGTCTGGCAGCGGGCCAACACCAGGCTGATGACCAGTTCGTCGTTGAGGGTGAGCAGATCAGTCTTGGGGTCGCGCCGGATCTGGCCGCCGAGTTCGGCGATGGTGTGCTCAGTGCGGCTGACGATTTCCGGGTGGAGTTGACGCAGGCGCCGGTTGATCTCCAGGAACTCGGTGCTGCGCGGGCAGTGGTAGCCCACCAGCTCATACGCCCGGGTCAGGCTGCCAAAGCGCTGGATGTAGGTGGCCGCACTGGGCAGCGCCGGGGCCTGGTCGATGATGAAACCCGACAGGCGACCGCATTCGGCGTACAGGGCCTTGAGGTGGTCGAGCAGTTCGGCATCGGTCAGCTTCTTGCTGCGTTCGGCCAGGATTTCCTGCGCGGCCATGAAGGTGGCCACCGGCACGATGCCGTCAAACGCGCCTTCCTTGCGGATCCACATCTCGGGCGGGTTATCAACATGCTTCTTCTTGAGCTTGAAGGAGTGGCGGTTGTAGACGTTGTTGCCGATGTATTTCTCGTTGGTCAGCACCTGGCGCACGGTGCTGTAGGTCCAGGGGCGGTCCTGGTCGGTGTAAATGGGCTGGTCGTTCAGGCGCTTGACAATCTCAGCCAATGGCAAGTCGCCCTCCACCAGCCAGCGGTAGATCTGGTTGACGGTGGCGACTTCTGAATCGGGCCCGGGCATCAGGATCACCCGGTCGGTCTGCAGGCTTTTGTGCTCGCCGCGCTTGAGTTCGCCTTTGACCTGGCCAGACTGGTCGATGAGCACCCGGCGCAGGCCAAAGCCTGCCGGGCCGCCCTGGCGAAAGCCCATCTCGATCAAGCGGCACTGGCCGGCGAAGACCTTGGCCGAGAGTTCGCGGCTGTATTCACCCGCCATGGCGCGCTTGACGCCTTTGACGATGGTTGAAACGGGCGAGCCGTCGTTTTCGAACTGCTCGGCGACGTAGGCGACTGCGATGCCTTTGCGCTTGCAGATGTACTCGTAATACGCCGACTCATCCGCGTCCTGAAATCGCCCCCAGCGACTGACGTCGTAGACCAGGATCAGGTTGAAGTCGGTGTTGCCGGACTCGACATCGGCGATCAGGCGCTGGAGCGAGGCGCGACCGTCGATGGACAGGCCGCTTTTGCCTTCGTCGGCATAGGTGCGGACGATCTGAATGTTGCGCCGGTCGGCGTATTCTTGGATCTTGTCGGCCTGGTTGTGCGTGGAGTACTGCTGATGCTCGGTGGACATGCGCACGTACTGGGCGGCGCGGAAGGCCGGAGTTGAACCTTGGGTTGTCGGTGGCTCTGGGGTGGGGTCGGATGCTGTGGCCATGTTCTTTCTGCGCTCGTTCGTTTGAGCCATGTTTGCTTCGAAGGCCAAGACGTATCAAGGCGTTCGGCGCAGAAAGAAGGCGATAAGGCGAAGAAAGCGGCGGTGGCCAGCATTGCATCGAGGGGTGATCCGGTATCCTGTCTCGAGATGGATGTATGAATGGTTTTCGATGAGAAAAACAGAAGCGGATGGCCAGGCCAGTCAGTGGCTCAGTGAGGAAGTTTTCAGCAGCGCGTGCGCGGCACTACCCTTGGTCTCGATTGATTTGATGATTACCCGGCCGGGCAATCAAGGGCGGGAACTGCTCTTGGGCTTGCGCAATAACCGACCCGCACAAGGCTGGTGGTTTACGCCTGGAGGCCGGATTCGCAAGAACGAACCGTTGCCGACTGCTTTACGACGGGTGGCGCGGGAAGAAATTGGGTTGAATCTCGACTGGTTGGGTCGTGCTCAACTCTTGGGCGCCTGGGACCACTTTTACCCGGACAGCGCCTTCGACCCGGGCGTTTCCACCCACTACGTGAATTTGCCGCATGTGCTGCACTTGACACAGGACGAGGCCCAAACGGTGCAGCCCCCAAGTGGTCAGGAGCTTCAGCACCAAACGTGGATGTGGGTGCCTGTGGCGCAGGCCTCTACTGACGAACGCATCCACGAAAACGTGCGCGTGGTATTGCCCCGGCTGGGGGCAGCCTGAAATCAGGCGAACTGTGAGAGCTTGCTCAGGTTCTTCCAGGCGATGGCACGCAGGGCGCCAGGCACGCTGAATTCACAGCTGCGCAGGGCACGCCAGTCCTCTTTGGACTTCTTGATGATGGCTTTGATGGACTTGTTGCTGGCGCCGCCCAGTCGCATGGTGACCAGCACGTCGGGGATGTACACAGTTTTGAACTGCGGATGGGTGAAGAACTTCAAGATGCTGAGGTAGTCGGCGGCGATCCGGTAGCTGATGTCAAACCCACCGATCTTCGAATACCAGTCGCGCCGCACATACAGCGTCGGATGGGCGGGCATCCAGCCCCAGCCGAGATCCCGCCGGTTGAACGGCTTGCTTTGCCAGCGGCGAATCACCTTCGACGTGTCTTGCTGGCTGACATATTCCAGGTCGCCGTATACAGCGCAGACTGTAGGGTCCTCGAAGGCCTGGGCGATCTTGGAAAGCACATCGTCTGAGGTGTACAAATCGTCCGCATGCAGGAACCCCACCACATCACCAGTGGCCAGTTGGATGCCTTTATTCAGGGCGTCGTAAATGCCCTTGTCACGCTCGCTTTTGAACGTGGCGATTTGGTCGATGTGCTGGTTAATGACATCGATGGTTCCGTCGGTGCTGGCGCCGTCGACGATCACGTGTTCGCGATGGGCGTAGCTTTGCCGCGCCACCGATGCCAAACAGTCTGGAAGTGTACTGGCGCAGTTCCATGTCGCTGTAACGACGGAGATTGTTATGTTGTTTCCCATATTGTGGGATTTTCTCAGATAGATGATGTCAAAAGCCAGAAGAAGCGACACGACCCTGCGAAACAGGGTCGTGAATGGCACGAATGTCTGAGATGTTTACATAGAGTGCAGCGCTTGGGTCAAGCTTTGGGCTACCCGGCCTTGCGCAGCCGCCCGGCATCGATCTGCATGGACACGGGTTTGGCGAGGATTTCGAGCAGGATGAAGGCGCGGCGCTCGGCGTCTGCCGTCTGGTAGATCGCCTCAATGCCGGCGAATGGGCCGTCGGTGATGACCACCGAATCGCCGCTGTGGAACATGGCTTCGGTGGGCAGGGTCCGCTCCCGCTGGCGCAGCAGATCGACCAGGTTGTCATCCACTTTGGCCGCTCTAGCTCCGAAATGCACCAGCTGGCTCACCCCCAGGGTGGAGCGGATCGGTGACCAGCTTTTGCCTTGGTCGCTGCTGTCCAGCCGGATGAATAGGTAGCGCGGGAACATGGGCTCGGTGGCGACCTCTGCCTTGCGCCGCCGGATTCGCTCGATGCGCATCTGGGGCCGGTAACACTCGTAGCCCTGACGTTCCAGGTTGGCCAGGGCGATGTCTTCTTGGCGGGGTTTGGTGTGGACCAGGTACCAAGAGAGCGTGCTGGGTGCTGAGGACTCAGTGCTGAGTGGGGTGGCTTCGTCACTGCTGATGACGGCCAGCACGGGTGGCGTGGCAGGTGGTGGCTCGTTTGGCGGCGGCAGCGGCGCCGGTGTCGGCGATGAAGTGGCCACAGAGACCTGTTGCAGGATGGGCGAGAGCTTGAAACCGGCATGATCCGCCATCGCCCGCAGCAAGGTCAAAGGTCGTTCACTGGCCAGCACCTGCTCGATCAGCATCGCGGCCTCGTGCCGCTCGATGTCTTGCACATCGGCCGGCAGGTAGTGAATCGACAAGCCCCGCTGCACGATGGGCGGGCCAATGCCCCGCAGCCGAAGGTCTTGCAGTTGCCGTGTGGTCAGGCCCATGCGATCAGCGACCTGGGACGCACTGAGCGTGGTGGCCGGTGTTGGCGTGGAGCGGTCGTTTTTGTTCTGCATGCTCCGATGAAGGCGCTGTTTGCGAACAAAGCCAAGTCAATCCAGCACAGTTGCGCGCCACCAACGACAAAAGACCCCGCCTCCACCACCTGCCGGGGTTGGCAGATGATGAAGACGGGGTCTTCTGGGGGGATTCAGCGGCGCTGCGCTGCCGAAATTGGCCCGCTCGCTAGCGCGTCTGGCGGATCCAGTCCTGCAGGGCTTTCAGTTGCTCGGCGTTTTCAATGCAGGTTTGGTAGTTGGTGACGACGGTAGCGGCAACGGCAGAGAGCGCAAGTCCTTCGGCGGGCGCATCAGCATCTCCGGGGGCTGTGGGCAACTCACCGGCGGCGGCAGCGTCGTGCAGGCTGACAAAGCCACGGTGGACAGTGCAAGCAACATCGGCTTGAACGGGGACATAAACGGGTACCTCCTGGATGAGGGTGTCGCCCTTTTCTCGGACGACCTGGATGCGGTCGACGTACTGGGTGACGACTTGGACGGTGGCTTGCGCCTGCCGGGTTTGCGCTTGGGCCTGAGCCTGCTGCTGTGCGACTGTGGCGGCGTCCCACTGGGCATGAACGTAACTCGCGCCCTTTAGCCAGCCGAAGCCGAACAGAGCGATGCCAAGCACCGCCAGGGCCAGCAGCCGGTTTGGCCACGAGATCAGGCTCACGGCGCTTCCCCGATGCACTGCCGGTATTCGGCCTCGCGGCGCTTGGCCAAGCCACCGCAGAGGCGTGCATTGGTGGGCAGCGCACAGTCCTTGCCCTGAAAGAAGCGCCAACGCAGCAGCTCTTGGCACGCACCGGGGTAGTCCTGGCTGTTGAGCTTTTTGACGAGGGTGGACTGGCAGAACGCGCGCGGGCCCACGTTGTAGGCAAAGCTGACGTAGGCGTCGTACTCGTGCTGGGCCAGCGGAACCGTGACGCAGGTTTTGAGGGCACCTTCGAACTGCTGGACATCGCGCAGCGCCCGGGCCAAGGCCTGGGGCGGCGTGGTGGTGTCGCCCAGGCGCACGGGCGAGCCGTCAGCACGGGTGGTGCTGCCAAAGCCGAGCGTGGGCACATCGCCCTTGACCGGAATGATGGCGCGGTCGCTGTAGCCCTCGTGCAGCACCAGGCCCACCAGGGCGGCGGCCGACAGGCCCAGCGCGGCCACGGCGGTGCGGGGGCGCCTCATGGCTGTACCTCATGCATCTTGGGCTGGGCCACCAGGCGCGCCACGGTGGCACCCAGACTGGCGGCAAAGGCCAGCAGCACGAACAGGCCCCGGGGCAGGACGTCGCCCAAGAAAGGCAACACCACCTCGGCCGCCGTGAAGCACGCGGCCAGCAGCGAGAAACGGATGCTCCAGGCCTGGCGCAGCACGCGCGGCCAGTTGGTCAGCAGACTGGGAGTGGGCATATTCACGGGCTTCATTGCGTGCCTCCCATGAGCTTCAATTTGATGGCCGCACCGACCAGGATGACGGCCAGCAGCCCAGTGGTGGCCACCTTGATGATGGTTTGCCAGGCGGTGTGGCGGGCCTCGCGCCAGGCTTCGAGCAGGTCGCGCAGTTCGCGGATGTCGCGCGCGGCGTGGCCGTTTTCCAGGCCGAGGTGAGCCAGGCAACGCTCGGCTCCGCGTTCGGCGGCGCGGGTGAGCAGGTCGTCCAGGTCTTCGGGGCGCAGGGTGATGGCGGCCTCGCTGGTTTCAGTTTCAGACATCGGTGGTCTCCAAAGCAAAACGCCCGCACTGGCGTGTAACCAAGCGGGCGCGGTGTTGTTGAGGGGATAGTCAGGTTTTCAGGGGAATGCGGTGGGCGTCCCACAGGCCCGTCGGGCAGCACATGGAAAGCAGCAGGATGTAACGCGGTCGCAGCCCCTGCGCGGTGGTCACCGCGTGGATATGGGCACTGGCCGCGTAGGCGTGCAATTCACGCTCCTCGATGGGCCAGTGGGTGTTCTGACCGCGCTCATCTTTGAGCCACAACTCGCCACCGACGTCGGCCTGCCGGATCAGGACGTTGAGCCGGATGACATCAAAGCCTTCCAAGGGCGTTGGGTCACGGTGGGCATAGGTATCGCCACCGGGCAGCGTTGCCACCAGGATGACGCCATCGCCTTGTGCGGTTGGCTCCGGTCGGGATCCATCTGGCCAGTGATACAGCGCACGCACCCGCTCAAAGATCTGACGTGCCTCATCGGGGATGGCAAAGGACGTCTGCTGGCGGGTGGTCAGGCGCTCACCATAACCCCAACGTCCACGGCTCAGACCCGGCTTGAGCAAACCGCCGGGCTGTACATTGGCGTCAAACCAGCGCACCAGTTCTTGCCGCTCGGCCTCGCTGATGAACTCGGGGTGACGATCAAAGCGCATCAGACGGTGTCCATCGGCACCGGTGTAATCCGGAAGTAGCGCTCCGACTTGGCGCCGGCAACCAGCGGGTGCGTCTCGTCGCCGAACCACTTGCCTTCGGGAATGTCGTCCGGGTTCATGATGTCCTCGACCTTGGTGCCATTGCGAACGGCGTGGATGCAGTACGCCACAGAGTCATCCTCCAAGGCCTCGATCAGGTGTTCCTTGCCGGCGGCGACAAACACGATGGTAGGCGCTGCGAACTCGGCCAACCGGTCTTCCACACGCACACGGAAGCGTCCCTTGGCCAGCAATGTCTGGTGATCGAAAGCGTGCTTGTGGCCGCAGTTGCGGTCGCCGGCCTTCCTGAAATGCATTTGCTTGATCCAGGTGTTGGCGACCAGGCTCACTTTTTCATCGGGGGACGAAGAGTCGGAGGGAAAGGCAGCCGGTCCAACGGTGCTGCACTGGGCTTTCTTGTTGATGGTCAGGTTGTCAGTCATGTCATACCTCTACGGCAGGGATGGTTTCAGAGGGATTGGGGGCTGGTGCGGCCCGCATCACCACCTGGCCGTCGATGTAATACAAGGCTTGGCCCTCAGGGCAGTTGCTCAATTCGTCCATTACGTCGGTGGGCGTTTCGAGCAAGTCGGATTCGGTGACGAGCTGGTCGTCGGGATAGCGATAGCAGTCGGTGATCAGGCCGCTGTCGGGCGCGATGCGGATGTAGTTGCGCATGGTGTGCTCCTGGTATTCGTTAGATCATTTGGAATCAAGCCGTACGCAGGAACAGTAGCGAGCCAATTCCCGCGCTTTCGGCGATGCGGATTTCCATGCCGCCCGAGTTGTTGTAGTAAGGCGCGTACTGCGATCGAGTCTGCAGTTCGATCACATCCCCAGTGTTGAGCGTGACCGCAACAGGCGCTGAGTACAGGTAGTTGGAAACGTACGTCGTGCTGTTGGTGGACACTGCCACCTTCTCGACTCCATTGACCAGCACGCGGGCGTAGCCGTAGCAGTAATTGGTGCCCTTGCCATAGAAGTAACGGCCGACTTGCGTCTTGGCATACAGGTTGACTACGGAGCCACTTTTACCGTTGAAGGTATGCACACCCCGTTGTGTCCAGGCTGTACTGGGATGACTCCCAGTGATGCCGATCGGCGTGTTGACCGTCCCGGCCGTGGTCAGCGTCGCGGCCGCAGCTTCAAACAGCGTGGTCGGCTCCACGATCGGCGTCTTGCCAAAGATGCGCCAGGTGGTGCCGGTGCTGACGCACAGACACGAGATGCCCGGTGCGAGCGTGATCGTGATGCTGCCGTCGATGGTCTCGCTGGCATACGGATCAATGGTGATCGTTCCTGAACCGGAATTGCATACGGCAAAGGCGAACCCTGAACCCAGACTGGCGGAGGCAGAAAGGCTCAGCGTCCAGGTGCCACTGCAGTCGATCAATCGACCTCGATCGGCCGTCACAACGGTGTAGGCAGCGGTCTTGGTGAGCACGCCACTGACCAAGGCGCCCATGGTGGCCAAGGCAGTGGCAATCGCACCATCGGCACCCAGCAGTGAGGCCAGGAATTCACGCTGATCGGTAATGGCTTGCTTGAACTGGGCTTCGGTAACGGTGGAGCCCGTGAAGGATGAACTGGCGGGTAAAGCGGGCATTTACTGTCTCCACATCAGGGTGGAGGTGTTGAGACTCCACATGGGGGTATCGGGGCCGAGCACCGCGCGCGCTTCAAGCATCAGCATGGTCTCGACGCCATTGAGGTTTTGTTTGAGGAACAGGCGGCCGTCATAGGTATTGATGGCCAGCTCGCCCAGTTGCAATTGCGCCGTGGTCGGCACTCGGCCAGACACAGCGGTTTGTTTGACCTTGATGGTTTGCGGCATCGCCCTGCCCCGTCAGAAACTACCGCCATCAATCACTGCGCTGGTCGACAGTGCATCCGTGATACCAAAGCCTGCCAAGGTGGTGGGTTTGCCAGTGACACTGCTCCACGCCGGGGTGTTGGTCGTGGTGCCGGCAACGGTGAGTCGGCCCTTGGCGTCCACCGTGAAGGTCGGAATCAAGGCGCCAGCGCCGTAACTGGCCGCCGTCACACCAGTGCTGGCCAAGGTGGCAGAACCCGTGACGTTGGCCGAGCCATCAAAGGCGGCGGACGTCCAACTCACATCGCCCGTCATGGCGATGGTTCGAGCCGTCAGGAGCTTGGTGGCGGTACCCGCATTGCCCGTGATGGTGGTGATGGTCACGGCACCTGTGGCACCGTTGACGCTGGAGACCGAGTCGGTGTTGTCGATCTTGTCCCAGGCCGCGCCGTTGCTGACGATCCAGTCCCCCACCTGCCAGTCGGTGATGCCGCTGACGTTGGTGGCGCCTGCGGTGGCCACCTTGTAATAGAAGCCCTTGTTGCTGCTGGACGCAGTAGGGATAGTGGGCGTGTTGGTGCTGGCGTTCCAGGTGCCCTGGTAATTCATGCCACCAATGGCCACCGCCGGCAACTGCGAGGTTGGCACCTTGCCGTCTGCACCCAGACCCGCCACACCGTTGGCCGCACCAATGGCCGAGGTGGCAATGGCGCCGATCGCTGCTGGCGTGGGCAAGGCATGAACGTGGTCGGCGCGTGCGGCGGTGGTAGCGGTGCCGGCTGTTGCACTGGCCGCCAGCGAACTGGGTGCAGCAGTGGTCAGGCCCAAGGCATCGGTGATGCCGTAGCCACTGAGTGTGGTTGGCTTGCCTGTGATCGAGGTCCAAGCCGGGGTGATGGACATATTGGCCGCCGCCGTCAATCGCCCCTTGGCATCGACCGTGAACTGGCCGACCTGGGTGGCGCTGCCGTAACTGCCAGCGGTGACACCGGTTGCAGGCAAAGCCACCGCGACTCCGGCAGACACGGTTCCGGTGCCAGACACGTCGCCGGAGATGGCTAGGCTGTCTGCCTTCTTGGCAAAGGTACCTGCACCGGCGATGGCGGTGATGGCGTTCCCACTCTCACCGATGAAGAGGTTCTTGGAGGTTTCCGACCAGGCCAATTCGCCTGCCGCCAGGGACGGCGGTGTGGCGGTGGTGGTCGAGCGTTTGATCTGGATGGTTTGGGGCATGTTGGTGCTCCTTAATGTTTAGAACTGCCGAGTCAGAAGTAGCCGGCGTTTATGACGGCATCGGGGTCGAGCACGCCTTGATCGCCTTTCTCACCTTTGGGGCCGGTGGGACCTGGCACACCGATGTTGGTGAGCACGGTGCGCAGGCCTTGTGGCTGCACCCGCACGGTTTGGGTGTCGGCTTGCACCGTGACGCCGGGCTGGCGCGGCGTGGTGATGGAGATGCGGATGGCCATGGGTCACCCGTCAATTGCGCGTCACGCGCATGGCCACCAGCACATTGCCTCTGAGCAGCTGGGTGCGAATCCCTGCGGGACTGGTCATGAAGAGGTCGTACACACAGGCCCGCACCGGCAATGCACTGGTGACTGAAGCGGGCAAGGTGATGGCCACCGTGCCACTGGCCAGACGACTTTCATCAAAACCAAAACTCGCCAGTACGGTGGGGTCTTCCGGCGTGCCACGGATCTGGCCTTCAAAGACATAGCCCGTCAGGTCCATCACCGCCCCGCCCTCGTCGAGCGTGAGCGCCGTGTAAAAGGTTTCGCCTTGCGCCAGTGGAATGTCGTACTTGGGGGCGCTCATTGCTGAACTCCTGTTACTTGTTTGCGTGATCGGTCAGTAGCGCCACATGAGCGATGCCGCATTGGCCTGCCACATCGCCTGCGAATCACTGACCCACATGTAGTCGGCACTGCTGCCGTAGAAGAGCGCCACCCACGGACCAGCGGTCAGACCCACGCCACGCACCCGGATCAGGGTTTGCGCGCCATAGAGCGCCGTGACTGCGAAGTTGTTGGCACTGGTCTCACCCACCCGCGTCCAGACCAGGTTGGCCGCATACGGGTTGCTGCCTGCGGCCATCTCGATCTGGTAGGTCTCAGCGCCAGGAGCTGGCGTCCAGGTCAACAAGGCCTTGCTGTTGTCCGTGGTGCTGGAACGCAGCGTGAGATCCGCGATCAGCGGCGTGGTGTAGAGCGTGGTCAACTGACTGGTCACCACCGCTGGGGCCGTCACACCCTGATCGGCGCTGTGAACCGACGGATCCTCATTGATCGCCTCGATTTCGACCTGGTGCAGACCGCGCGGGCGCACGGCAATCACCTTGGCCAACTGCCGCCAGGTCTCGCCCCAGCCAAACGCTACGTGGGTGCGATCGTAGTCGGCGCCCGTGTAGGGAAGCAGCGTGGGCGCCACGGCGAACACCAGTTCGTTGTCGGTCGCACCCCGTGTCACTGCATACGGCCCATCCACCCCACCCGCCCTAGTGCGCAGGCCCACATAGTGGGTGCCCGTGCTCCATGTCATGGGTTCTGACACGGTCAGCGTCCGACTCGCCGCATTCCACGCCGTGCATTCGGCGAACTGGCCCCAGGCCGGCATGTCGTGCTGGATGGCGATAAGGTCGCCAAACGCCGGTATGAAGCCTTCCATCTCGGTGGTGAATTTCACCAATCGGCGGCGGTATCGGTTGCTGGCCGCCTGGTACAACCCTTCACGGTAGGCCTGCTGGCGACTGGTCACACCGAAGAGCTCGATTCGGGCGGGTTTGGCGGCTGTGCTGCCAGTGAGTTTGGCTGTCACACGGCGTGTGGCCCAGACCTCGGCGTCCCAGTAGCTCACCTCCACCGCATCGGCCATGTCGTCCGACGGCAGCAGGTACTCCACGCCGAAGCTGCCCCGCACAATGTTGCGCATCGAGAACATGGCCACCGGCAGGCTCTGCGCGCCATCACGGGTAAACCGGATGATGCCGCCGAGCATGTACGGCTTGGCTCGCCCCGCCTGCGCGATCTTGGTGATCGCCTCCCAAAAGTTCAGCGCCGAATCAAAGCGGGCATTGAACTCGTCGCCCCGGCTGGCCCACAGCGCATCGAGCGCTTTCAACCCGGCCAGATCCAAGCGCGCATCGGGCAACTTGGCCCCGTAAGTGGTGTTGCGACAGGCATCGGCCAGCGCCCAGGCAATGCTGCGCGTGGCCACGGGCGATGACCAACTGCTGCCATTCCACACCGGCAGCTTGCGGGTGCAGACCACGTTGATCTTGCGCGAAGCCTGAGCCGAGAGGTTGTTGGACGCGCGCATGCGCATCGCAATCAAGGTCACACTGCCAAAGGTCCGCGTCTCGGGAAGGTAGGCCCGCAGCCCACCCCAGAGGATTTCATGGCCAAAGCGGGTGTCGGTCTGCTTGGTATCCAGGCGTCGCACACGCACTTCGTAGCGGCCACCGGTGACCATGAAACGCTCGGAATTTCGCTGCGGCGTGGTGGTCTTGGCGGTATAGGTCTTGTTGCCCAACAACACCCAGTTGCCCGTGGCCACGCCTTGGTCATTCAGTGTGCGGGCCTCGATGGCGACCGACAGGCTCAGCTCCCTCAGACTGCCATCGTTTTGTGCCTCATACAGACCGCGCGAAAGGATGAAGTCCAGCCCTAGGGTGTTGGCCTGGGTGCCAGCGGCATTGGCCACGAAACCGCCGATGTAGTGCTGCAGGGTGACATTTCCGCTGGTCGAGAGACTGCTGGCAGCCGTCACCGTGAAGGTGTTTGCACTGGGCACCGTGGCAATGGTGTAAGCGCCATCGACTGAAGTTCCAGACGTGACATCCAGGTACAGCACCCGGCCCACGGCATACCCATGAGCATTCAGCGTGACCGTGATCGTCGTGCCGGACTGGGTGTAGGTGGCGGCGATGCTGCCAGCCAGCTCCTGGCCAGAGACTTCTACCGAACTGACCACATTGGTCGGGAACTTGGTGATCGCGCCACCGGGTGGAATCACCTCATAGTCGATCTCGGCAAAGTTCGCGACCGGCGTGTCCTCAATCCGAACCGCTTCAATCTCGTACTCACCCATGCCCAGGCATAACAGCTGGTACAGGTACTGCTCGTTGCCCGCGTATTCCACATAGGGCTGCGCGGCGAAGTCCGGGTAGGCGCAGACCCGTCCGTACTGCACCGGAATGGCTTGGTCCAGCCGGGCCATGTTGCCCTGCGCCTGCAGGTTGTAAGTGGGCGACGGGGCGGCCAGGCTTGCTGCTTGCTGGGCGGTGGTGGGCTTGGGTGGCGGAATGACTGCATTGACCAGCGCCATGCCCGCCATGGTGATGCCGGCGGTGGCCACCGAGACGAAGGCGTCGAAGGCCGCCACCGAGCCAATGCTGCCCGCAGACACCCCTGCCCAGGCCAGGTTGCTGGCCAGCATCGGCGCGTACACCATCACCGCCAGCATCAGCACCATACGCAGGGGGTTTGACCCACCACCGCCACCGCCTTGCGGCAGCACGATGATGGCGATCAGGTCCCCGCAGCGAACCGGCTGGTCCCACGTGGCCCGCAATTGCGCTTCGCCGTTGCGCAGCACCAGGATGGGCTGATCCATCTCAGGCACCAGCGCACGCAGGGGCACTGGCCCCGGGATCGCCGTGATCTGGCGGTCCTGGTGCGGATGGAACGGATTGCGGACGGTGATGCTGTGGGCGAACGGCTGGCTGTGGAAAGTCAGCGCCGTCGATGCCATGACAGCACCCTCAAGCCCACGCTGGGCAATGCAGCCACCGGGGTGAAAACCACACCGGCGGTTTCCAGGGAATGCAGCACACCACCCCCATTGGCCTGCAGGTAGATGCCAATGTGGCTGGGGCGTTCGGACTTGCCCATCAGGCAGGCATCGCCTTCACGTGGCTCGCTCACGCTGTGCCAATGGCCGTATTCCGGATGATCGTCAAATGCACGCAGCGAGGCCAAGCGACTGGTCGCATCCACATCAATGGCCGCCACATCCCAGCCGAATCGTTCACGCCAGACACGACGTGCAAACGACCAGCAGTCGCTGCTGCCCGCCACCCAGGGCAGGCCGATGTACTGGCTGGCCCAGTGCGGTGTGCTGTCACCATGGTTTGAAGGGTTCATTGCGCAATCAGTCCAGGAAATACTTCGGCCGTGTAGTCCAGGCCAGGAAACCGCCTGTTGGCGAGGTTCGGAAACCCACAGGTGGCACGCACCCGGAACACGGTGGCGGAAATCGACATCACGGTCAGGGTCAGCGGCGGGTTGTTCTGCGGAGCCGTGAGATCTGAGGACAGGAATGCCCGGTAGGTCACGGTGATCAACTCGCTGCTACCAGGCTGTCCGTTCATAGACGCCTCCACGTTGGCCAGGATGTCGCGGCTGACGTTGTCGATCTCGATCACGCATTGCGGCACGGCGGTGTGCGTAACCTCGGGCGGCACCACATCAAAGGCGTAGCCCACAAAGGTGACGTACTGACCTGCGTTGCGCGGCGCACTGGACTCCAGCTTGGCTGTGAGATCTACGTGATCACGCACGACCCGGATCGGCGTAGTGAAGTTTGGATGCCAGATCTCCAGCGTGTGGTGAATCACCAGGTTCGATGGCGCACTGGCGTAAGCCTCCTTGATCGCCAGACTCAAAGTGTCATCTGGCATCACCGCACCTCCAGTTTGGAGCTCACCTGCCAACGCGGGCCAGGCTGCATCTCAGATTGCCAGGGGCCGACGAAGCGGGCCTGGACCGAGCGCAATCCGGCGTCCCCGGTGTTCAGGTCGACCGTGAACCAACTGGCTCCATTGGCACAGTCGCCATCGAACCAAGCGCGAAACGCGGCCATTTGGGCATCGGAGAAACGCCAGGACGCACTCACTTGGTCATTGCGCGCAGCACTGCGGCGACGCACACGGGGCGTTCCAGCCTCCATGTCGGTGCGAACGGTGGCATCCACGGACGCGATCGCGTAGCCCGCGACCAAGGGCCGAGGCAAAGTTGTGGGCCAGGTGGCCATATTTGTCTCCGAATCAGTACGCGCCTGCGACGCGGTTCAGGCCATAGGTGTTGGCCAGCACGCCCGGGCCAGGACCGGCTCCGCGCGCCACATCGCCCCAGACCTTGGCCGTGATCTGCTCGACCCAGACGTCGATCACCTGGTTGCCGTTGCTGTCGGTGCGCTGCTGTTGCTGACCGCCTTTGCCAGCGGCCTCGATGACGTTGACAATCACCGTGCTGCCACCGCCATGGACTTTCACGCCCAGATCACCATCGCGCATGCGCGTGAGCGGCATGATGGCCTCGCCTGGGCTGCCGGGTTTTTCTCCCATGAGGCCGATGCGAGGAACGCTCGCAAAGCCAGCACCCTGGGCAAACGGAAACAGCGTCGGGCGATCGACCACCGTGTTGCGGTAGGCCGATAAGGCTGGGCCTTCGAACACATTGCCTTGGGCCGAAGGGAACAGGCTGCCCCACATCGAGCCCAAATCCAGCCCGGCCATGGCATTGGCCAGCGGCAAGGTGATGGATCGCTGGATCTGGATGCGCACCAAGTCAGAAATGATGGAATCGGCCAGCGATTTGAAGTCCAGCTTGCCGGTCATGACGAACTGGGTCAGTGCCGTCTCCATCCCCTTGAATGCATTGGCCGTGACTTGCTGCACCTGCTTGGCTGCATTGCTTGCCTCATCGATATAACTTCTGAGGGCTGATTTGGCGCCGTATTCAAAGCTGCGCTGGTACTCGGCGTTCGCCCGCACCAGGTCTTCCAAAATGGGCAACTGCCGAGCCAGTGCGTCGTTGATGGCCTCTATCGTTTGTGCCCGCAGGCCTGGATCCTCAATCTGGTTGGCTTCCTTGCGAGCAGCAGCAGCGGCCTTTTCCAGATCGGTGCGGGCTTGCAGGGCAGCCTTTTCTGCATCGGTCATGTCCAGCATCTGGCGCTGCAACTGCAGGGCATCAATCCGTTGGCGGTTGCTGCCGATCAGGCCTTCAGTGATCTTGCGCGAGGCGGCCTCTTCCTTTTCAAACGAATCGAATGCCTTGTCTTTCTCCTTCTGGCGCTCAATCGCTTCGAGGACCTGGATGTACTGCTCGGCTTGGGCAGCAACGCCCTGGTAGCCCTTGGCCTCTATCTGCAGCGCACGTGCACGCAACTCAGCGGCTTCACCGTCTTGGGTGCGTGTCAGGCGTGCGCGCAGTTGATTCAGGAAGGCTTCGTCTTCGTTGATCTTCTCGGCAGGCTTGGGCTTCTCGAAGCCAGAGAGATCCAGCGATGGGCGGGGTTTGCGCGGCAGGGTTGGCAGCAGCTTGTCGTAGATGGCCTGCACTTCCTTGGCCTGCGCCTCGGTGTCCAGCACGAACTTCTGGCCCATGACACGGACCGTGCGGCGCTGCTCGTCGAAGAATTTGGCCACTCGGTCGACATAGCCGGGGTTCTGGTTGATGTTGAAGAGCCGGTCGTTGGCGGCGCGCACGTAGTCGTCGCGGGCGGATTGCAGCTTGGCGATTTCGGCGTCGATGACCTTGGGGTCATAGCCCATGGACTTCATCGATCGCAGCAGGTCCGTCTTGAACCAGGTCTCGATGTCCTTGCCCACCACCGACAGGCTGTCAAAGGGCTGGGCAATGACGCGCTTGGCCAGCACGGCCGATTCGGCAATGAAGGCCAGACCCGAGGCCACCGACTCGAGAAACGCGAGCGTGGCCTCCCGGTTGGCGGTGATGCGCTGCAGCTCGTTGCTGAAACTGCCGGTCTCGCCTTGGGCCAGGATCACCTGCTCGGTGAAGTCGGCCAGCACCGGGATGACGGCGGCGCCAATCTGGCGTTGCACGCCTTCCAGCATGGCGCGCAGACGGTCCAGGTTGTCATTCAAGAGTTCTGCTGCCTGCGCGGTCTGGCTGTTGATGACCAACCCAAAGCGTTCGGCCTCCTCCATCAAGGCGGTGATGCCTGCGCGCCCCTGGTTGAGCAGCGGGATCAGGCTCATGCCTTCCTTGCCAAAGAGCTTGATGGCCAGCGCCGCCTTGTCCGCGCCGTCGGGCATGTTGGCGAACTTGTCCGCGAGATCGAGCAAGACCTGCTCGGTGGGCCGGATTTGTCCCGATGCGTCTACCGCCGAGACACCCAGCGCCTTGAGGGCGGCACTGCCCTCTTCACCCTGGGTCTGGGTGTCGAACATGGCCACCGACAGACGTTGCAGGCCTTTGACCAGACCCTGCAAGTCGGTGTCGGACATCTGGGCCACATAGGTCAGTGCCGACAGGGCTTCGACCGAAACCCCCGTCTTTTGCGCTAGGTTGGCCAGCTCGTCGGCGGTGTTGGCCACCGGGAGGACCAAGGCCGTGATGCCCACGCCCGCTGCGGCAAGTCCAGCACCGGCGATCAGACCAGCGGGACCGAGCTTGCCCAGGACCGAGCCCAACATGCCGAGTCGGTCGGTGGCGGCTTGCAGCTGGAACTTGGCGTCGTTGGCCGCACTGGACAGGAGCTTGAGGCCACCGGATGCTGGGGTGGCCGCCGCCTCGATTTTTTTGAGCGAGCGCTCCCCCTTCTCGCCGATCTCGGACAGCTCGGCCTTGACCTTGCCGCCGTCGACCACGGTCAGGCGGATAGAGAGGTTGCGTTCTGCCATGGGGAATCCGTCTTCGCTTTATTCGTCTTGATGAAATGCGCTCATGAGGCCCGCCTCTGCCGCCGGAAACAGATCGATCGCTGTGGCCTTGTCCAACCCAGCGCACTCGCACGTCAACATCCAGGCGTTGAGATCGAGCCCGACCACGCGACCCTGCGCCATGCGCAACTGGCTGGCACACAGTTCAACGGCACTGGCTGCTTGCCAGCCTTCAAGGCTCAGTGGCACATTCATGGTGTACGGGCACTCGGGGCACGGATTGGGGCAGGCTTGGCAGTAGCTCGGCCCGCCGCCGAAGTGCCATGCGGTGCGGGCCTTCAGACGTTTTTTTCAGCATCCAGGGCGTAGAGGCCAGCCAGGTACTCGCGCTCGAAGGCATCTGCCAAGAGCCAGTGCTCCATCAGGGCCGCCACACCCTCGGGCGTGACGGCAGCCGGTTTTCCCTTGTCATCGGCAACGCCCTCCCAAGCGAGCACCGCCAGCTTGGCCAGCTCGGTGATGAGGGTGGCGGTGCGTTCGCCCGCGGCGGCGGTGTCGGTACCGGCCACTTTGGAGGCGGCGTGGCGCGCGGCCATCACTAAGGCAGTCGTGGCGGGGCGAACTTGCAGGCGCACGCCTGCGGCCAGCGTGATCCAGTGCGGTTCACGTGCAATGTTGAGTTTGATCATGAGAGTGTCCTGGGGGTGAATCAATAAGTGGTCACGTCGTTGAGCAACTCGACGGTGAGCATCTTGTTGGCTGCGACGTTCTTGGCGGCTTGCCATTCAAAGGTGGCCTGGATGCCGCCCGGCCCAGAGATGGAAACCTTGGGCTTGGGCAGGTAGACCTCATGCGCAATGAAGGTCAGGCGCTTGGTCGCATCGATCGTGTAAGCGAAGGTCAATTCCAGCGGCGTGTTGTTGGTCGCCGCATCGATGAGCTGGGTGTCGGCAAACCGGACCTCCAGATTGCCAGTAAGGCTCGCCACCGTGGGATCGGCGCCATCGATCTTGCCGTCGGAGCGGATGGTCTCGATGCGCTCCAGGTTGTTGGAGTACGTCAGCTGCGCGGAGACCACATTTCCCAAAGCGGTGCCACCCTTCTTGATGGAGCCTTGGAACTGGTTGAAGCGCAGGATGTCGCGCGTCGTTGGCGTTGTGTCCAGGCTCACGGCCTGCTTGGTTTCACCTTGCGCAATCAATCCGACAGTGGCATTCGCTGCGCCAGAGCGGGCAAAGCCCACCTGCAAGCTATTGACCATGACACCCGAAGCGACAAACCAGGCGGGGATATCAGGCAAGCCGGTTTCCAAACTGATGCTTGGCAGACTGGACTTACCGGAAATGAAGGTATGAGTCAGCGTGCCGGTGCCTGTGGTGGTGGCACTGCCCAGTAGGGCTTTGAGCCACATGCCGATGTTGCGCACATCGATGGGCACGACGATGTCGCCCTCGACCTTGATGACATCGCGGATGGGGGCGCTGGGGTCGCGGCCTAGACCGATCAGGTCGTTGGCGATCAGCCCCTGCTCGGAGCCGAGCGTGGTGGAAACGAAGGGCAGCTTCCAGTAGTCGCCCACTGGGTTGCTGCCATAGGTGGTTTCGAACGCAGCCAAGAGGCTGGCGTTCGCGCCATAGGCACGGGCCATAGGTTTTCTCCTTCGGAGTTGGGATTCAGTTCAGGGGTCCCGTACTGCTGTAATGCAGGACCACGGGCAGCAGGCAGGCCTTGATGCCACCTGTGCCGTCGGGTGCCAGTTCGTCGAATTTGGGAGGGCCGATTTCGGCGTACTCGATGACGCCACCAAGCGTCCGGTCGGCTTCGATCAGGGTGGCCAGTTCAACCAGCAAGTCGTCCATGCGGGCATCACGCGCGCTGGCATCTGGGTCGGCGACAAACAGTTCGATGGCCACCTGGTGCTGCCAGTGGTAGGTCAGCGGCGAGAGCGACACTTCGGGCTCGCCCATCTCGCCGTCGCGCAGGATGGACATGGTCTGATCTGTGACACGCTCCGGTAACGCTGCATTGCGCTTGACCGTGCTGCCCAGGGACAACTGGCCGAGCACAGCGAACAGTGCGCCGATCGCGTTTTCTCGTTGGCTCATGACGGTGCCCCTTTGCGGTTGGCTTCATCGAAACGGTTGGCGATGCGGTTGGCCAGGGTGGTGATCCAGCGGCGCGAGCTGCGGTCGATGTCGAATTTCTTCTTCAGGGTCACTTGGGGTACGAGCAAGAACATGGGCACCGTGACCAGCCCTCGACCAGCCGCTTGGGCCTTTTGCGAGGCAGCGGAGAAGCCACCGCGTTGGCCTTGGCGGGCACGCTGGTTTTCTGCGACGAGCAGCGAGGGCTGGCCCCGGCGGTAGACGAAGCGCAGGCGCTGGCCGCGGAGCTTTTCCCAAAGACCGGGGGTCATGCGCTTGCCGCGCGGGCCTTTGCCCGCGGCCGGTAACGGAATCGCCAGCCAGAAACCGTCCTTTGAACGGATGGTGGCGCCCTGATCGTGTGCGCCGACGATGACGGGTGCTCGGCTGTAAACAAGGCCCGCCGCCTTGATGCTCATCTGGCCTTTGGGGTAGACCTCGCCGCGCCAGGTGTTGGCCAGGCGCTGACCCAGACCAGCACCAGTGATCTGGCTGCGCAGCTCGGTCTTGAGGCCATCGGTGGCTTCACGGATGGAATGCGTGACCGCCTGTTCGGCAATGCGAACCTCGTCAGCCAACATCTGATCCAGATTGCCGGTGAGTGCCGCCATGAGCTTCACAGCGGCGCTCCAGTCAGCGTCCAGATCAAGCGGTCCCGATCCGACAAGGGCTCACCCACCACTTGGTAAGTCTGGCCAGCAACCGTGAAGCGCTCGCCCTCGCGGGGCGAAGCCACGTCGCGGGCCATGACGTCAAAGCGGTGAGTGGCCAGCGCCAGGCGCGTGTCGCCGAAGGACTCGACGACATCGGCCTGCTTGGCGATGAACCGCGCAGCGATCTCACGACCATCGGCCAGCCGGTAGGTGCCGGGCACCCCCAGCCGGGCAAACAGGCGCGAGACTGCGCGCTCGAAAGCGTGCTGCATCGCAGTGGTTACACCGAAGTGAGTTTGATCAGCACGCCCGGGCGGTGGCACATGGGCAGCGGATTGCTCTGCGTGTGCAGGTCGGTACCGCGATCGAACTGACGAGGTGCCTGCTTGGCATACAAAGGCTGGCCCAACGTGTTGACCGTTTCGTTGAAGTCGGCCGGTGCGAAGTAGGTCGAAAAGGTATCGACCGTGCCCAGAGGAAAGGCGTGCGCTTCGCCTTCTGCGATGAAATCACGCGTGGCCATGTTTCCATTTGCATCCAGGAAACTGGCCTTGCCGCGATACTCCTCGAAGGTCACGCCGGTGTAGTTGAATCCGGCGCGCACATCGCTGATCAGCATCGAGCCTTGCAGCCAGTTGGTATATGCCGTCTTGGTCTCAGCATGGGTGGTCAAGGCACGGAAGAAGCCGGGCGAACAAAGCACATGCACACCGGTCATCAGCTCGCCGTCGAGTCCTTCCTCCATCTTGCTCAGCAAGTCGTAGCAGGCCAGCTTGAGTTTGCCCTCGTCGGCTTTGACGGAGAACTTGAATGGAATGGTTGTCTGACCAATCTTGAACGCGTCAAAGAGGTCGATGATTTCGGAACCATCGGCATCCAGAATCTTGCCTTTCAGGGCACCCATGCGAAGGTGCTCCAGCGTGATAGCGTGCTTGTTGCGCATGGTTTCCATGTGGCGGGCCAGCACACCAGAAATCGCTTCCATTTCGGTCTCCGAGCCGAATGCGCGGATCCCTTGGACCTCCTCGGGTAGCACCACATCATCATGCGGGATGTGCGGGACGACGAACGAACGCAGGTTTCGCTTGCCACGCTCGCCGACCGTGCCAGGCGAGCCGGGTGCGCGGGTAGGCAACAGGTTCAAGCGACCGGCGTACTCCTCCACGATGATCTGGCGGGTGCGCACGGGCTTGGCCGGAAACAGATTCAAGGCCTCCAGGCGGCCATAACGGTTGGGGATGAGGTTGATGGCGGCGGTCAGGCTGGCCATCGAGAAACCGGGATTGAGAAACGGATTATTCATTTGGGGCTCCAAGAATGACAAAACCCGCACAAGCCAAGCGGCCATGCGGGTTCGTTAGGGTGAGGGACAGAAGAGGTTTATGCAGACTCGCGCACCAGCACGCCACGCTCGGCCAACTGCTGCTCGTAGGAAATGCGCTGGGCACCAGTGAGCGCAATCGGCCAGACCAACGCGGTCTTGGCAACGATGGCGTGGCGCGCAATCAAGATCGCATCGCTGCGATCGGCGTTGGTGGCGTCGACCTCGTTGACCAGCACACCGATGGCGGTTTCCGTGCCGTCGGTGGCGGCCGGATCGATGGCGTAGTGCTTGCCATCGTCCGTCTTGCGTCCAAGCACCGTGCCCAGGGGTAGGTTCTGGCCTGCAGCAATGGTGGCAACGTCACGCGAGTAGCGATTGGGAGCTTCGTACTTCAAGAGGTCGCCAAGGTTGTTTGCTTCGGTGATGGTGGACATGGTTTATTCCTTTGCGGTGAGTTTTTTGACAGCAGCCACGATGGGCGAGGCTTCCGGGCGGTCGAGCGACTCGGTGCCCGCGTTGACGGTGATGGTCGATCGGATGTCGGCGGCATCAGACTTCGCAGCCCGGGCGTCGATCAGCACGCGGCGTACGTCGGCTTGCGATTTACCGGCAGCAATGAACTCGGCGGCGCGCTCGGGGCAGTTGGCCAACAAACACAGCTCGGCAATGGCCTGGGCAGACTGCATGACTTCGCGTTTGGCCTCGGCGACCAGTTGGGTCACTTGTTCTGCGGCGACTTCGTCAGGGTTGTTGTCAGTTGAGGGGTTTTCGGGGAGGTGTTCTGCATCACGCATGGTGAGCTCCTTGTTGGGGTGTGCCGCCTCAGCACGGATGACGCCCCGTACCTGAGACGGCGAATGGTTACGGGCGTTGTTTTTGGCGTTGAGAAACGAGTGGAATTCGCTCAAGGTGGCTTCCAGCGTCTGGATGCCATCGGCAAGTCGCTGACTGACTGCATTCGCGCCGAAGTACAACCCAGCCTCGGTAGCTCGCACAGCGTCCAGATCCATGCCGCGCATGGCGGCCACGTGATCAGTGAAGATGGCGTAGAGCCGATCCACTTCGCCTTGCAGCTCGGTCTTGGCGGCATCCGACAAAGGCTCGTGAGGCGAGTAGTCGTTCTTGTGAGCACCTGCCGTGATGGCGGTGAACCGATAGCCGTCCTTGGCATCCTTGACCGATTGGTCGACATGCAGGGCGATGACACCGATGGAGCCGACCCCACCCGTTTCCGTCACAAACAGCCGCTGGGCGCTGGCTGCAATCGCATAGGCCGCTGAGTACGCGGCATCGTTGGCCACCGCCCAGACGGGTTTGACCGCAGCCACCTCGCGCACGCGGCGGGCCAACTCGAAACTGCCCGAGGCTTCACCGCCCGGCGAATCGATATCGAGCAAGATGCCGCTGACCTGCGGGTCGGCCAGGGCGGAGTCCAGCATGGCCGCGATCTCGCCATAGGACGTCAAACCCGAAGCGGCCTCCATGCCGAGTGAGCGCTTGACCAACGAGCCATGGATCGGGATCACCGCAATACCGTCGGGCGCTGCGGCTACAGGTGGCCGTTGGTACACGGCCATGTCCATGGTGGGCATGGCGGGGACATCGGTCATGCCAATGCGCTGGCCGACCACGGACAGGATCACGTCCAGTTTGGGTCGGTGAATCAGAAGGGGCGTCCCGAACAGGCGGGAGGCAAGGTAAGTCATGGTTGGGGGTCCTGGTTGTTGGGTGGCGCGTCCTGCGGGTCACTGGTCTGCGGATCCGTCGGCTGCACGTCTGGGGCTTCGGTGGGCGGTGCAGCGAGTACCTGGTCATGACGGGCATCGGAGTCAAAGACCAAGCCCAGTGCATCGGCCCGGGCGTTGTCGGCCGCGATCTCGTGGTCCACGTCTTCGGCGTCGTAGCCGTTGCCGGAGATGGCTTCTGAGCGGCTCATGAGGCCTGCCCGGATGGCGAGCTTCATGGCGTTGAATTCCTTCTGCGGATCCACCCAGCTCCAGCCCTGTGGAATCCACTTGGCGGCTTGGTAGGCGCGGCGGTCTTTGCGGTAGCCGGGCAAGTCCAGTGCACCTTCCAACACCGCCTGGTCCATCCAGGCGCGCCAGATCGGGCGACACAACTGGTGCACGATCACACCGTGCTGCAGGGCTTCACAGCGACGGCGGAACTCCAGCAGACCCGCCCGGATCGAGGAGTAGTTCACCTGCGTCAGGTCCCCAGTGAGCATCTCGTAGGTGATGCCCATGGCAGCGGCCACCGCACGGAACTGCTGGCGCATGAATTCAGCGTAGGAACTTCCGACATCGGCAGGGGCTGAGAACTTGATGTCTTCGCCCGGCTCCAGGATCTGCAGCGTGCCGGGCTCCATGCCAGCGAGCGCCACGCCATTACCATCGGCCGCCGACTCGCCCATCAGGTTGTCTTCTGGAGCCATGCGAGTGATGAAGCCAGCGAACATGGCGGCGGTTTTTTTGCGCACCAGCTCCGCGTCGTCGTACTGATCCAGCTCGTTGAGTTTGACGAGCGCCCGGGTGAGCCAAGGCTCGCCCCGGATCTGGCCGGGACGCAAGGGACGGAACAGGTGAATGAGTTCACTGGCGTCCACACGCACGGTGTCCATGCCACCGCCGCCGGCACTGCTGGACATGGGTGCCAGCAAGCCGTCATTGGGATGCGAGCGGTACAGGTGGTAAGCCACCCGGCGACCCAGTTTGTCGAATTCGATGCCAGCGCGAATGACATTGCCACCAGGCAGATCCCGGTTCATGGTGGTTGGCAGATGCTCTGCTTCCAGCACCTGAATCTGCAGCGCCACCGGCAGGCCATCTTCAGTGCGGCGGTAGCGCAGTCGTACAAGTGCTTCGCCGCCTTCGAGCATGGCGCGGGTGGCCAGGGCCTGCAAACCGTAGAAGTCGGTCAACCCTGCGGCATCGGCCTGCTCGCACCAGTCCCACCACAGGCTGTGGATCGCCTCGCGCGTGGCCTGGTCTTGCACCATGCTCTGCGGCTTGATGCCGGTACCGATGGCGTTGGCCACAAAGGCTTCGATACCCGCCGCTGCCCAGGCGTTGCGACGCACCAGATCACGGCTTTTGGCGCGCAGTTCGTCTTGGGCCAGCGACAGCGCCGCGACAGCACCCGGGTTGCTAGGCATCCAGGCCAGGGCGCGGCGACCGCCACCCGTGCCGTCGTAGACCGGCGTGCCGCCGAACATGCGACGACGGAGATTTTTGAGCCAGGCCATCAGAGTACCTTGCTCGTGGTCACGCGGATCTGGCGCGATTTGGGTGCGCCGGATTCACGAGCCATGGTGGCTTCGACTTCGGCAATCGCAGCCTTCAAATCGGCCACGCTGCGGTACTCGATGCTTTTGCCCTCGTAGGTCACGCGGTGCTCGCCGCTGGCCAGGGCTTCGCGCAAGGCCTGCAGGTGTTCTGGTGTGTAGGTCATGCTTATTTGTTCACTCAAGTCATCCATCGGCTGCGCACCACGCGCCGAGCGGGCGCTGGCGTGCTGCTAGAAGTGCTGAGGCCACCGTCGAACTGCTGTTCTCGGGTGGCCTCGGGGGTTGTGATTTGTTGGGCAACGACTGGTGGGTCGGAGCCGAGTTGTTTTTCGAGTTCTTGCCAGTGGCGGTCTTCGAATCGGTCCAGGCCAGCAGCTGCTGCCGCTGCCCGGGCGTAGACGTAGCAATCCAAGGCCTCGTTGCGTTCGCGCATCTTTTGCCATTCGCGGTGGGCAAAGCCGTTGCGGTCTCGCCGGGTAATCAGTTGCTCGGCGCACAGCTGCTGCAGGTACTCGGCATCGACCTTGGGCAAGTGCACGAAGCCGGCCGGGTAGATCGGCGTGATGCCGTCTTCGGCCACCTCGGCGCTTTTGCGCAGGTTGTTGTAAAACTCCAGCTTGGCAATGCCGCCCGCCACTGGGAACACCTTGATGCCCCGGCGCAGCTTCTTGCCGCTGGCCGTGGCGTCCACCGCTGTGGGCGTGCCGATCAGCGCTGCGCCCCCGGCAATCCCCTTGATGGGCATGAGCCGTGCATCGCGCAGGCTGCGCACAAAGGCGTAGGCCTCCTGGGTGGCATATCCGGTATCGAGCGCCAGGCGCGCCAGGCTCAACTGGCAGCCACTGCTGTGCGTCCAGGTCTCGCCCATGAGCTTGGCCAAGCCCGACCAGACCTCGGTGCGGGCCGTGTCACCCATCAACACCCGGTGCTCCACCAGCCACGCCGCCTTACCCCGCCCAAAGGCCCAGACAGAGACTTCGATGCGGTCCTTCTGCACGTCGGCACCGGCGGTGAGCAGCAAGCCGCCCACGGGCACGGTGCCGATGCGATAGTCCTCCCGGCGCTCCAGCAGGCGCTGCCAATCCGGCGCCTCGCCCTCTTCGACCCAGGTTTCACCCAGTTCGGTGTTCTTGAAGGTCTTGATGGCCGAGGCCGAGCGAGAATCGGCCATCGCCGCCGACTCCCAGGCCCGGGCGATCTCGATCCAACTGCGCCAGCCGACCGGGCTGTAGAGGCTCGACAGGTGAAACCCCGCCGTGCGCCCGGCTTGTTCCGGCGCGCAGGCCTGCCACCGGCCGTTGTCCAGCATCCAGGTCTTGTGATGCTCGGCAATCGGCTGGCTGCAAGACTCGCAGATGTAGGCCGCCGTTTCCGGCTGGCCGCGCTCCCAGCGCAATTGCTCAAAACGCAGCCACTGCCGATGGTCGCAATGCGGGCACGGCACGAAGTAGCGGCGCTGGTCCGACGATTCGAACTCGCGCTCCACCGCACTGGCCCCTGCAATCGTTGGGGTTGAGACGATCAGGATCTTGCGCCGCGCAAAGGTGCGAGTGCGGGCTTCGGCCAGCGAGATCGCGTCGCCTTCGCCTTCCACATCCAGCGGATAGCCATCGACCTCATCGAGGAACAGATAGCGCACCGGCATGGAGCGAAGCCCCACCGCGCTGTTCGCGCCGGTCATCACCAGCACACCACCATGGAACTCCTTGGCGAGGATGGTGTTACCTGAGTCCCGACTGCGCGCCGGGGCGATGCGCTCCTGGATGGCGGGGCTTTCCTCGATCAGCGCGTCGATCCGCTGCTTGGAGGCACGTTTGGCCATCTCGACCGTGGGCCACACCGCCATCATCGGACCCGGGGCATGGTGGATCACATAGCCCACCCAGTTCAGGCCCAGTTCGGTGCCACCGACCTGCGCACCTTTCATGAACACCACCCGCTCAATCGGTGACATGGGCGACAAGCAATCCATGATCTCGCGCAGGTAGGGCGTGCGGCTGGTGCGCCAGCGTCCTGGTTCGGAGGCAGCCTTGCTGGAGAGCACCCGATGCTTGTCAGCCCATTCGGACACCGTGAGCAGCGGATCGGGCGTCAGGCCTTCGCGCCAGGCACGCTCGATGGCGTCCCAGCCTTCGTAGTAAAGCTCTTCCATCATCAATCCACTGATCAGTCCACTTTCGGCTGCAGGTCGCCCAGGTCCTGAAGCTGCTGGCGCACGGCAGCATCCAGCGCCACATGCAAGACGTGCGCATCGACGCCCAGTCCTGCAGCCATCTGCGAGGAGATGCGTGCGGGCCAGTTGAGCCAGGCATCGCGCTCGGCACGGGCCAGCTTGAACACATGGGCCACGGCCTGTGACCGATCAACCAATTCGCCCTTCAATCGGGCCAGGCGCACCTTGTTGGTCTGCGCCTTGACCACCTCATTGACGGTGCGGGCTTGCAGGAGTGACGTGCCGCCACTCGACAGGGCTGGTGTTGGGACTTCTGGCGCTTCCCGTTGCAGGCGCGTAGGCGTTGCTGCGGAAGCCTGCGGAATCTCGCGGGCATTTGCGGAAACCTGCTGGGCCGGTTTGTCACTGGCGACATCGGCCACCGACCGTCGGGTCGGTGTGGTGTTGGCCGCCCACTGGGCATCGGCCACCACCGGATCGATGGTGCCGTCCGGCAGCTGGCTGATGCGCCCGGTGTCGATGGCCTTTTTGACGGCCACGTGCGACACGCCTCGGTGGCGCGCGTAGGCGCGAATGGACAGTCCCATGGTGTTGATCTACTCAGTGCAAGTGGGTGGCCTCCTGGAGGTATGGGTCAGGCAAAGGCGAGTGAATCACCCGGGATAAGAAAGAGCTTGGCTTCTGTGGCGCGCAGCGCGTGAATGCGGATGTCGATTGACAAGCAACCCACCAAGGAGCCCCACATGGCCAAACCCAAGCAACCCACCGCACTCTCCCCTGACGAAGTCGAGCTCTTGCTCGAATCGATTGCCCTGGACCACCTGTTCATCGAAACCCTG